TAGTTACGATGCCGTCTACTACTTTTGCGTAATGTGCCATAATTTATCCTATGCTGTAAATGTTCCTGATGAAGTAAATGTGTGGTATGTATATCCACCTGATGTGACTACAGTTCCGCCTGTTCCCCTTTGCGAACCTGCGTATCTAATAATAACTATGCCTGAACCACCTGCTCCGTTTTTATTACCTGCACCAGTTTGACCTCCGCCACCACCACCACCACCAGTATTTGCAGTAGCATTTTGACCTCTAGTTGCATCTTCGCCACCAAGTCCTCCACCACCATTACCGCCTGGAGCATTAGTAGCAACTGAATATCCACCACCACCGCCACCACCTGCATAATAGTAAGTTCCACTTACATTATGACCAGTAGATGTTGCTGAACCCCAAGCAGAAAAGTCTGATGTGCCTACACCTCCTGAACCTGCTGTGCCAGTTCCAGTGCCGTAACCGCCTACACCACCTTTACCGCCACCACCTGCTCCGCCACCATATCCACCTGCTGAACCACCACCATTATTACCTTGTCCTGTTGTTCCTGCACCGCCTGATGATGAACTACATCTTTCTCCATCGCCACCACCTGAACCGCCACTTCTACCTTTAACAGCGTTAGTGCCACCACCACCACCGCCAACAGAAGTATATCCAAATGCCGATGATGAATTACCATCATATCCTTGTGCGTCAGCAGTATTTAGTGGTCTATCTGCCCCTCCTGCACCAACAGTAACAGTTGTTGTTGTTGAGTCTTTGGTAACAGTATAAGTTCCTGAAAGAACACCGCCTGCTCCACCGCCACCTGCGTGTCTTGTTCCTCCTGCACCGCCACCTGCAATAATCATGTATTCAACATTATATTCGTGCTTATTTTCTCTAGTTTTAAACCAATCTGAATATGTAGCATCATACCATTCAGGTTCGCCTGTTGTTGTGTTGAACCCCATGTACCCTTGTGATGGATTAGATGGTCTTGTGGCAGTTGTCCATGATGGTAACTCTAAACCATCAGCACCAAACTTAATCATTTTAGTGCCGTCTTGTTGAAACTCTATTTCACCACTTGTATCTGGTGTGATTACTAAACCATTAGTAGTATCTGCATTAATCTTAATTGCCATTATATAACCTTCCAGTTAGAACTTGCAGGAACTGTTACGCTTACTCCACCACTAACTGTAACTGGTCCAACTGACACAGCATGATAACCTGTAGGGATAGTGTAGTTAGCACTAATAGTTGCATTGTTTACAAATATGCCGTTAGTTGCACCTACTTGTTCAGAATATATTGTATTAGTTGCATCTTTATGTCCTGATTTTTCAGCAGGATATGTACAGAATACATTACTTGTATCTGCTAAAGTGATAGCACTACCTGCATTACTAGATTCTAGTATGGTGTCCCTAGACAGCGTTGTTCCTGATGATGTATAAGTACCAATGCCTACTTCCCAGTTATTACCTGATGTAATAGCGTAATAACAAGTATTGCCATCACCTATCGCTGAAAAGTCTTGGAAACCTGTAACTGCACCAGCAAGCGTGACTGTACCTGTGCCTGTGGTGGTTGTGGTTTCCTGTACTCTATCTTTAACGACTAATGCCATTATTTATCCTTACGCAACGGTTACTGATAAGTTGCCAGTTGTGATCTTGAAAATATCTCCAGAATCAATTGTCTTAAAAGTATCTAAATCGGTGAATACAATTAAATTGCCTCCAGTAGATGCATCATAGATTCCTATTGACTGGACTTGGCCCCAGTTTGCTGTGGCTGTGGGGAACGTTACATCAGCAGTGTTTGTTGAAACACCATTAGATGGAGCGCCAAATGTTACAGCTGTTCTTGCATAAGAACCTCCGGTAACTTCTGTACCTCCGTCTGCATCATTTTGACTGTCAGTAAATAAACCAACATATACAGTTGCAGCGCCTGTATGTGATGCACCTCTAAGTAATACGTTGATTACTAAATCTTCTGCATAATTACTAAATTCTGCCATTTTTTACCTCTTATTTGGTTGATAAAGTTATAGTCATTGGAGAGCTTGGATACTCACTATCATCATCGCTAGTGCGTAATCCGTCTACACCTCTTTGATACAAAGTTGCCCATGTATTCAATCTTTCGTCATTCATCAAGTAAGGCTCAGCTTCTGATAATGCACCGTATAACAAAAGATCTGGGCATGTTGCTAAAAACAAATTAGATGAATTTGTGTTACTTAATAATTCTGGCTTATAGTAATAAACCATTTTAAGTGTGTATGCAGAATCAGGAATTGGTGCAAATTGAAATTCGCTACCTAACAATGTGTAAATTGTTGGCTTGCCTGTGTCTGTTACTCTTGCGTTAGCAAAAAAATTTGATGTTGTTTGAAATGTTACGTTAGATACTGGAGTAGTGACTAAATGTAATTCTTTCATCGCTAGAAAATCACTAGGTAGTGACACTGTAGCATCGCCAGCTGTCATTGTAGCTGTTGCTACTTTTAACATTTGTCTAATACGTAACTCTCTACGTAGTCTTTCTTCTGCTAAACGTATAAAGTCTGGAATCTGTGTAGTTAAATCATCACGTGCAAGATAATCTGCTATCGTGCTTTTTAATGCTGAATATGATGTGAATGCCATTATATTTTACCTTGTCGTGTTCTGAAGAAACGGTTATCTGGATCATTTAACCATGCTCTAAATTTCTTTTGATCTACTACATCAAACCCTTTCATAATTCCTTTTTGGTTTAATGTGTCTATTACGGTCAATGGAATAGATGCGATCTTATTTTCTAGAACGTCTTCTTTCCACCTTCCGGTGTTCATGTTGTATTCTTTTTTATTTTGTTCAATGATGTCTGTTACATCTTGTTCAGTAGCAATAACTATTCCGCCATTCTCATCTTGATGCGCTACTTTAGATCTTATTATGTCTTTATCAATTAGTTTTGCCATATGTCACCTAAAAGGTAAAGCCCTCCGAAGAGGGCTATTACACTTATGTTAAGTCGCCGATTAAGCCGTGAGCTGCTTCGTTCTTAACTTCAAGAGTGTATTCAACTAAAAGTTGAGTTTTCTCTGAGTCACCTGTTTTTGCCAATTCGTTTGTTTGGAATGGACGTAAGTAAGCAATAGATGCGTACTCAGGATCAAGAACAAATGCTACTTCACCACTGTCAGCTTCAGGTGTCATGAATCTGTTAGGAACAACAGATAATGTACCGAAATCGCTGAGATAGATATCTGCGGCGCCAACGATAGTTGATTGCTTGTTAGCTGGAGCTTGGAAACGTTGCTCAGCAATACCTGCAAAAGCTGAGAACTCTTGTTTCTTAGCTGGTGAAAGCATAACAACTGATGGGTTACCACCTGCTGTGTAAGCTTCACGAACAACTTCTTTAAGTTGTGCTTCGCCGAATGCTCTGTTAGTACCGTCAACTTTAGCTGTAGTACCTAAAGAACCAGCAACACCAGATGTACCTAAAGATACGTTAGTGTTGATCCAAGTTTGTAAGCCACCTAATTTACGTGCAGATGGAGTACCACCGCCAGCACCAGCAGCTGCTGGTTGGTTTGATAAAAGAATTTTTTCCATATCTCGTTTAAGTTCAGCAGATGCTTTGCTTAATTGATATGCTTTTTCAGACTTACGACCAGCCTTATCAACTGACTCTAATGTGCCAGAGATTTGGATAGTTTTTTGTGAGATCTGAGTTCTGTTACCAACACGTGTTGTAGGTGATAATGTTGCTGATGTAGCATCATCGCCTTCAATCGCTGCGTTGTCGCCGTTAGCAGCAGCTAGAGAGTCCACCTGCCATTCATGAAGCACGGCTGTAGCCTTAGTTTGGCCCACAGACGACATGAACGGTGTGTCGGTTGGAGAGATATTGTAAATAACATCAGTTAGGTCTTCTCTTTGACCTATTGCGTCATAGTTCTTATATGTTGCCATGATTAATTCACTTCCTTATTAAATAAAGTTTTCAAATAAAGCTGCAGCATCACGAACACGTCCGGTTTGCCTTAGCTTAGCTTTTTGTTTTTTAATCATCTCAGAATTGCTAGATTTCTTTTCAGAACTGGTACCAGACTTCATCATCTTAGGCGCAGCCGCTACTTTCTTACTTGCAGCTGATTTGTTCTTTTGCATTTTGTCATGCATCATACCGTTATATAACGCTAGTACATGTCTATGATCTACCACTTGAGATAACTCTTGGTCACTAAAACCAATTTTCTTTCCGTAAGACCGAAGCTCAGCTCTGAGTTGTTCGCCCTTCTTAGCGTCTGAAAACTCTGGTAGGATTTGTGAAAGTTTTTGTGCCTCATCGGCTAGTCTTGCTGATATAGTCTTGTTACGCTCCGCTTGTTGCTCTGCTGCAAGGCGCTGCTGTTCAAGTTGCAATGACTTTAGATTTTCTTTTCTTTCTGTTAATTCAGCCATTTTGACTGCATATCCTACTGGGTCATTTTCCTTCATCTCTGCAAGTTCTTGAGGGGATTCACCAGCATTTTGCTGTGTTAAAAACCCTTCAACCATTTGCAGGCGTTGAAGATACAAATCCCTGACTTCACTCGCTTGTTTAACTGCAGCCGCTTCAGCTTCTATAGCTTTACGTTGTTCTGCAACTTCTTGAGTTTTCTTCGTATAGTCTGCACCAAGTTGATAATTCTTGATAAGCTCATCAACGGTTACCTCTTTTTCTTCGCCAGCAGCCTTAATCTTATAGGTTACTGTCTCAGGCTCGTCATCGCTTACTTCATCATCTTCGCCATCATCCTCAACGACTTCTTCTGTGTCGTCTTCTTGGGAATCAGTATCATCGGTTACAACTTCCTCTTCGCCATCTGATACTTCTTCTTCAGCTACATCTTCAGTTTCTGTTACTTCAGCTTCTGGTTGCTCTGGAGAGTCCTCCGCTGCAGACAGTATTCCTTCAAATGCTGCTGCTGCACTTCTAACGGTCAGTTCTTCTCCACTACCAGATTCTGGTGTCATGGTATCTTCACTCATTTTATTTCCTTAGTTCCCTTTTGGCAGGGTAACCATTATAGAAAAGTCTATAATATCTTAATGCGAGCATCTTTAATTTTGCTATCACTAGCAACTGATTCTAGATACCCCATAATCTCGTTAATCGCTTGGATGCGATTGTAAAAATGTTCTCTGGCTTGAGAGTCTTCCGGTCTAGAATTCTCAATACCAGCTAATTGATTGTCTTTAAGTTCTTTAAATATTGCTAAGAACTCTTCGTCTGTTAATAAACTTTTAACTAAATCTGCTCGTCTACTCATCGCATTGGCATACTATTTTGCTGTAACGTACTAATCTTATCTATTGCATCAAGAATAGTTTTAGTCTGTGTATTACGTGTATTCTCAGACTTATCTTCAGCATCTAATTTAATCTTGAGTTCTTGTAGCGCTAGATCAGTTGTTTGTTTCACTTCTTGCAACTGTAGCTCTAGGGCCTTACGTTGATTCTCAAGCTCCATTTTTTCACGATCTAATTGTATCTTAGCAGCGTCTGTTTGAGCTTTAAGTTGTGCTTTTTGCATTTCAACTTGAGCTA